CTCCCCACGCTTTTGACGGATGTACTCTTGCAACTCCTTAATGGACGTGCCACCCTTCGCCATGTGAACTACGCCGCCATCAGCATACCCACGCATAGCCCTAACCAAATCATCGTGGGTAGTCTTGTTCTTTCCCATGGCATCCCACACAGCATGGTGGGCAAGGTGTTGGTAATGCGGGGCCATAGAGGGGTCAAGACTGAGGTTCATAGCCTGCTGTCTAGACGCCAAACGATCCACGGCTTCACGAGCCCCTGTGCCCTTGCCACGACTCATGATGGAGCCTACGCCCACATTGGCGGGCAGGGTGTGTAGATTCAGTTGACGTGCATCCAATGTAGGTAGGTCGCCACGTCCCAGCATGGAGCCAATGAATCCAGACTTGGCGCCAGCAATGCCTCGCATCTGCTCAGCCCAATCACGGTACTCGTCCTTGCCGCCAGTGACAGCTTGGTTCATGGTCTTTGCCAACTTAGGCATCATTTGAGCGGCATACGCCATTTGGTCGACCAACTGATTGTGCTTACCAAACGGAGCAAACTTCTGTTGGATGTCACCAAGGGCAGGGTGATGGATCAAACCGCGCTCTGCGGCGTTTAAATACTTCTGCCCCATGGGTGAGCCCAACCACTCAGCGAACGCGCCTTCTGGACGCACCTCCTCGCCTGTATTGGGTAACTTCATGCCAGTCTTGGTAGCCGAGGCATGGGACAAGCCACCACGTCCAATGCTGGATTGGGTAATGGTGAATGCCTTCAGCAGGTCACGGGGTGTCAATTCACCAGCGTTTGCCCTAGAAAGCTGTTGGTTCATGAACTCGCCGTAGCCCTTTTGGATGTAGTCAGGAACCTCTACCAACGGGACATCAGTCAGCACTTCCTTGAGCTTGCGCCACTTCCAATCAGCGATCTTGGTGGTCTTGGGGTCGCGGTAGTTAGCAATCTCTTCGTTCTTGACATGGTCAGGGATAACAAGCTTGCTAACCGATCCACCGCCAGCAAAGCCAAACTTTTTGGCAGAAAACGGTTCTGCGCGGGGTAAATCAGATACACCAGCGGCCTTGTTGATAGCCTTGACTTCTTTGTCGTCCAATACCCTATTGACCTTCATAGCCCCACCGATCAGCCAATTGCCAGTCATATTGGAGTTGGTCTTGTACCTGTAGTGACCGCCAGCGGGTATTTGGTCAGTTATGTGCGCCTTGACAGGGACGACACGTCCTTTGGCATTGGTTCCGCGCTCGTTAGCAACGGACTGCCAATCGACGTCATCTGGCATCTCGACCTCAGCCCACACATGGTTTGCGGGGCGGGTGTCAGGTGGCATGTTTGGTCTGTTTACTGGGTCCGAGTTTTCGCCAATGTGGGTGGCAACTGGGAGGTCACCAGCGTGCCAGCCGGGTCGGAATGCAAGCGGGCCAATCTTGCTCTTGACCTTGTTGCCCGTCATCTCACCGATCTGAGCTTCGTGCCACTTGTCTAACTCTACTGGTTGGTTAGCGTGGACGAACAGCGGGAACAGCTTGCCCGGCTGGCGCTTATCCACACGAAATAACTTGTACGCCTTGACGGTTTTTTCAGGTTCTTTAAATTTCGCCACGACGTACCTCGTCAGATTGGACTGGCGCGATTATAGATAGGGAAGGGGATTGTGGGAAGTGTGTATTGTTGGTGGCTCCCATGAGGCAGGGTGTGGGCGCAAATCAACAACGAAAAAACTCCCAACGGGGCCAAACCGTTTCCACCAACACGGCTGGGGACTGATCCGTCAGGACGGTTCACAAGTGCGACTGACGGCTCGCCTTGATTCACCCAATCCCCATGCGTCTTGGTGCTTAGATAGCGTATGGATTCTCTCGCTTTCCACCACCTGCGTCAATCACATCCTCAGGGTCATAGTCATCCCTTGGTGGGGCATCAATGCTCAGCCATCCAGCATCCCTTAGATACCTCAACCCTTGGGACAGCGCATCAACATAGTCATCATGGACGGTCTCAGGGAACGCACAGACCTGACTGACCATGCCTTCAGCCCAATCGCGCACAAAGTTCTTCTTAACGCCGCTCTCAGGGATCCATACCCTGCCAGCCTTGATGATGTTGGAGACAATGCTGAGGCGTTGGATCTTGTCAGCCTTGCCGGGGTTGTACGCCCGCACAGGCAGGTGAGCCCTCTGCAAGTCCTGTATAAGACTTATGCCCGCCGACTTGTCCTCCACCAGTATCAGGTCAACCCTCTTCTTGCCCTTACCCTCACCGTAGACGATCTCGTACTCCTCGATCACCTTAGGACGTAGGTCAGGGTACTGCATATGGTCTTGCCAACAGTCCAGTACCAAAGCACACATGCCGCCGTCCAAGGGCTTGAACACCCCAAAGGTAATGGCGGCGGTAGGGTCGTTGACCGTCTTGTCAGTGTTGGCGCAGTCATAGGATTGGATGATGAACTCCAATTTGGGTATAGGCTTGCCGTCAGGCCACAACCTAAACCAATCCCTCTTGACAATGCCACCTTCCTCAGGGTCAATGATCTCGGCATAGATCTCCTGCCTACCAAGCTTGGTTCCCTCATACTGAAGGATCTGACGTTGGAAGTTGTCTGATAGGTTTGCAAGGTTGGCGTAAGTTGAGGCGGTGGTCACCACCACGTCCTCACCCTTCCTACCAATCAATTCAAGGATCAAGTCCTTAGGTCTTGGGGTCGTTGTGCAGATGATCTTGGTGCTCTTACCTAAACGTACACCGAATTGGATCTGATCCCATGCCTCTTGCAGGTAATCCCATGCGGCAAGCTCGTCGCACCATGCACCGTGAAACTGTGGGCCACGAAAGCGCTCAGGCTCTGATGCGGGTATACCCTTAATCAAGGATCCGTTGATCAGGCGAAGCTCGTGCAGGGCCTTGTTGTAATCCTCAATCAGTTGGGGAGGAACAATAGCCATCAAGCCAGAGTCGCCCTCAAAGCATGTAGAACGCACGTCAGAGGACGTAGGCGCCGCTACAAGCCATCTAGTATTAGGTTGCTTCCACGCCCACCAAGCGATCTGCTCAGCGGCTGTACGGGTCTTTCCCGCTCCCCTCCCTGCCAACATAAGCCAAACACTCCACCAATCCCCAGTGGGCAGTATTTGGTGCAGGTGAGCCTTGGATAGCCAAGTAGCCCTCCAAGCCCATGCCGCCTTGTAATTCTCGTCAGGGATAGATTCAAACTGATCGCGGATATCAGGATCAGCCAGCAGGGTAGCTAGATCAAGGGTTTCACTCACTGACTTTGACCTGCTTGGATAGCTCCAAGTTCTGCATTAGACCGTCAAACAACGATGTAACCTCGACCTTGTGCTCCACAGGCTCATCCTTTGAGCCTGCCACCTGAAGCTTATCGCCATACTTCTTAGGTTTTAATTTCATGGCAGTCCATTTGCGGGCATCAATTCTGTTCTTTTGCCATTGGAGGAAAGCTCCATCCAACTTATGCTCGATCAGTGCCCCAGTCTTTTTGTCAACAACCGCAATGATTTCAGGCTGTTCATCAGCAATTGCAATGATTTCGTCAGCCAATGTATCCGCCTGTTCTTCCCGTGCGCGTGTGTATTGGTGGGCAAAATCTTCATTCCGAATTAACCAATCATAAACAGTCGTCCTATCTGGCAACCCATCTGTCTTTACTATCTCCCTCAATGATTCTCCATCTGCTATACGCATACAGATGACATCGGCTATTTGTTTGGTGAAGATTGTGGGGCGTCCACGTCCTTGTGAGCGTGTTGGGAGTAACTCAATAGGTTCGGGCTGTATTACAGGTATCTCAAGGGTTTGAGTCTTGGTCTTCTTTGTTGCCATAGCGCTCTCCGCTTTATCTTGTTGGGCGCGATTTTAACTTCAAGTTGGTTTCTTTGTCTTGCGTCGGACTTCGTTGTAATGGGCGATGCTTGCGTCAGCCTTCCTACTGATGCCGTACAGCATGCCGGGGTCGACTCCCATGTCCCTTGCCTTTTGCACAGCCTTGGACGCATTCACACTTGTTTTGTGGTCAGCCATGATTTGCTTGGCAATTTGGCTTGGGCCTTTGTAGTCAAACGCATTCATACCAACATTTTACCATCAACCCCTACGTTGTCTACGATCACAGAACTCTTTTACCGCCTTGGATTTCTTCTTTGTCTTGCATATCCCTGACTTGGATGCATTGATGGCCTTAACTCTAAGTTGTGTAGGCGTCATCGGTGTTGACTCAGCAGGGAATAAGTTGATCCACCCAAAGGTTCCCAACACAGCGCTCACAATCAAGCGATCAATCATGCTTGTCCCCTTGGTGGTGTGCAAGTGTGAATAGTGGTTTGGTCTGCTGTACGTTTACCGCATCTTGAGCAGAAGTTTTGCTCTGTGCGCTGTGGTGGGTGGGTGTAAAGCGGAACAGAATCTAAGTAAGGGTCAAAATGGATATGACCTTTTGGGCTAATCCACGCAACAG